TTTGATGGTACGGCAGATATCACCATTGCAGCCACCGATCTATCCGATACAGACCAGGCACTGGCTACTACTTCTGATGTTACTTTCAATACAATCACGAAGAGTGGTGGTCTTGCCACAGAATTCCTAAAGGCAGATGGTTCTGTTGATAGCACTACCTACTTATCATCTTATACAGAAACCGATCCCGTAGTTGGTGCTATTACTGGTATTGTCAAGGCAGATGGTGCTGGTAATATCAGTGCAGCTGTCGCAGGAACAGATTATGCAGAAGCTGCTGCACAATCTGGAGAGATTACATTAGGTGCAACTCCTACATGGACTGGAACGGCAGGAGTAACAGTGACACAGCAATCCAGTGGCAATTATCGTATGACCTTCACAAATGCATTTACGAATGCTACTGACTACTATGTCTTCACCAACCACATGGATTATATTGGTGCTCAAAAAGTATTTGTAACCACTGCTAGATCCAATACTCATGTAGATTTCACTGTATACAGAGAAGGTGACGGTGCATTTGTTGATACTGGATCTATCGCAATTCAGGTTATTGCACACTAATCATAAATACACTTGATATGATATATTGACTATGGATACATCAAAAATGCGAGAGGAATTCCTATCCCAGCTGAAAGACTATGAGTTCAAAATTAAAAGGGGCGAAGAAGAACTCGCTAAATTGAGAGAGTACAAGTTAAAGCTTGAGGGTGGGTTAGAAACATTAGATCTACTAGAGAAACAAGATGGCAGCGATTCCAGTCAACATACTGATTGATAAGGGAGCAGACTTTGGAGTCACTTTCTTTATCACCAATAAAGATGGTACTCCACTCAACATGTCGGGGTACACTGGCAATGCTGTAATGAAGAAAAGTTATTCAGCAACTACGTCAGTTCCTTTCACTCTGACATTTGTAAATAGAACAACTGGAGAGATTGCTCTTTCTCTCACTGATGTAGAAACTGCTGCTCTTGATAGGAGAAGGTATGTCTACGACATTGTTCTTGAAGACCCTAATGGGTACAAGACAAGAGTTATTATGGGAAATGCTGAAGTAAGCCCAGGAGTTTCCTGATGGCACAGTATAACGTCAGGATTGGAGATAGTTCATATAGAGTAGGTAAGCAATTACCAGAACAATACAAACTCGATGTAAACTATCAAATTCCATCAAAGTCAACACAATACTCCAATCTACTGATTGACAGTATTGCGTCACAGTTTGATGGTGTTCAGGATACATTTAATATTACAGTAAATGGCGAGTCATATACTCCTCTCAATGAGGAGCAGATTGCCATTTCTATTAATAATGTCATTCTAGAGCCTAAAGTTGACTACGTAGTATCCAACGATCAGATTGTATTCAACACACCGCCTGCAGGTGGAGCAGCATTCTTTGGCATTGCATATGCTACGACCGCTGATCTGACCAGAACTCTTAACTATGTAATTGACAGTGGGTCATTCCCAATGTCAAATGGTGTAAAAGGTAATATGACCATTGATGTAACAGGAGAGATTGAGTCTTGGACTATTATTTCCGACACTGAAGGTAATCTAGAACTTGACATTCAAAAATGCACCTTCGATGACTTTCCTAATTTCGCGTCTATTTGTGGTACTGAAAGACCCACTCTTGGTGTCCTAAATACTAGTGTTCAGAGAAAGAATAAAGACGACAATCTTTCAACATGGAACACCACTGTGAATGCAGGTGACATTTTTCAATTTGAGGTCATCTATTCTATCAACATTTCAAGATTTGTGATTTCACTGAAACTCAAATTATAAATTACACCCATTATAAATAAAAATAAACTCGCACGAAAAAAGTAGAGGAGAGTCTCCATGGCATTGCTAGTAACCAACCAAGGTGAAATTGAGTCTCTGCGTAATCTTCTGAATGCTAATCAGGCGATTCCCAGAAACTTAATTCTTAAATTATACACTACAGATACGTATCCTGCAGAAAGCGATACGCCTTCTCAAACCAGATATTACGAACCTTATATTGATGGTAACGTAATCGGTTATGGTCAAGCTGTAACAACTGAATATCCTGCTGTTGTTAACAACAGAACTGATCAAGACTATTCACAGCAAAGAGGTATTCTTCTAAACGGCAACATTTGGAGCATTACTACAGAGCAAACTGCTGTTGTAACAGCAGTACAAGGCAGCGGTACTGCGGGCGAGTATTTAATCACCGTTGCTTCTAATGCTGGTATCAAGAAAGGCGACTATGTAACTGGCGGTTCGGTTGGAACTGGTGCATATGTTGTTGATATTGATGGCACGACTCTCAATTTAAGCGTTAAGAACACTGGTACTTTTGCTCTCCAAAACCTCGATTTTGGTGCTGGTAGAACAACCGCTTCTTACCCAGAGCAAACATTCACATTTGGTGCCGCTGCTGGTAACATCTATGGTTACTATCTGGCTCGTGCAAACAACATGCCTTCCACCATTCATGGTGTTGCTGATGCTGCTTCTTGTGCAGCTGCTACAACTATCACCAAGTCTGGTGTTCGTGGACAGTTAGGTAATAAGTATATTACTCTCCCAGCAATCACAAATACCACTGCTGCTACTGGAACCTCTGGTACTTTTGAGCTTGCAGTTACTTCGACTACTGGTGTTGCGATTGGTCAGCGTGTAACTGGTGTTGGTGTTGCTGCTGGAACCCGTGTAGTTGGTATCGCTGGTACTACTGTTTATATCGACACCGCTCTTGCAGGTGCTGTCAGCAATGACGTTAACTTCCTTGCAGAAGTTGCTGCTGACCTTGCAAAAGGAATGGTTGTTTCTTCCAATGCTGGCAACACAGGTCCTGATGGTCTTGATGCTAATACAGTTATCACTGGCATTGATAGAGAGACTGCTGATGCAGATGGAACTGTAATTGTTTACCTCAACAATGCTCTGATTGATAACATTCAGCCTACAAACAACAACGACGACATTGACTTTGATTTCTCTGAAGTCACTGCTACTGCTCATGGTCTGGTTGTTGGTGATGTTATCTACATCGATCAAGGATCTGGAAACGGTGCAACTACTGCAGGAACATACACCATCCACTCTGTAGAGGATGCAAATACATTCACTACAGAACCTGCACTCGACGGCGCTGGTGACCTTACTCTCTATTCTTCGATCTTCTTCGCAGAAAGATTTACAAACGGACCATACAGCATCCAAAACGACGGTGACCAAATTAAAGTCACCCTCAACGTCAGCCTCGACTGATACAATCCTATTGAAATCTATATCATGATATTAGGGGGGTTGTTTGCGATCCCCCTTTTATTTCGCTGTATGCTGATGTAGATGGTATATTCATATGCTGGTACAGGATCAATATCTCCCGTAGTTGGGTTTGACTTCGGGAATATTTCCTACAGCTATACACCATCTTCAGTACAAGAATTCATTTATGTTGATCTAGGTCCATCCTTATCAGCAACACCAACAACAATTGTAGATCACGGTAGCATTGCCGATCCCGAAGTAGGAGAAGAGGATTGGGGTGATCTGCGATTTGACAAACAAACAAGATTCCCATTCGGCGTCGTTAGACTAGCGAGCAGCACGACGTTTGTTGTTAAGAAAGTATATGTAGGTAGTGGTCAAATCTTCGAGCTTGGAGAGGCGTTTACGCGCCTCCAGGCTCCTTGGATTGTTGAGGGCACTATTTCCCTCTATGGCGAAGGGAACGTGGCGTTCCTGTACCGTTACGACGCCTCTGGGCAAGCAACGGTCTACGGGGACGCTGCGCCCTCTCGCAGCACGATTTACAATGGATCTGGATCTCTATTCAGTGGATCCTTTACTGGCGAAGCAAAATCTACGGTCTATCCCGAGCAGCCAGATTATAGTGACTTGGTTCAAGTTACTGCAGATGACATTAATAATGATCCAAATACAACGTTCACACGTACCACATACTCTACAGGTGGTTCTGGAACAGGATCTTTAGGTGGATTCAACATTGGTCCTCATATCCGCTTTGGCACCAATTTAAGCGGATTTAGGTCTTTACGATTCTACCTTGATCTAGTGGGGGTAGAAGAAATAACGGTCAATGCCATTAAGGGCAATGGTTCTAATGGTGGCGAAGAACCAGATGGCGGCGAAGATTTAAGAATTCTGTTTACTGGATTCCCATATACTCTTCTTGTCGCTGAAAACGACACTTCTTTCAATACTCTAAACAGTGTTACTGTTCCTGTTCCTGAAGGAGCAAGAGTACAGAACTCCGAGATTACAATCTACCAAGCAAATAATAGTGGATATCAGTTTGACCACTATGGTATCCAGAGCATTGAATATACTGCTGTAGGACCTGGAGATCAACGCAAGACTCTCTTCAATGTATATGGAGATGTAATTCTTGGTGTAAGTCTCCGAACATTTGGCGGTGGTACTTTATTCAGCTTTAGTAATACTACCTCAATTAGAACGTTTGGATACCAAGGTAGTGGTTCTCTGTTTAACTTTGGTAGCAAGGAAGAAACTAAAACATATTCATACAACACAAGTTCAATTGATTTCTTCACACAAAGAGATTATGGATTTGTTTATGCGTCTACAACCGAAGACAATATCGATTTAGGTCCTCTGTTCCCAGCTGGTACAGATGACTTTGGTGTTATTGATGATTGGGAATACATTCTCGAAAATTATACCAAGTATCCATTTGGTCTTTTCCATCTTCAAAGTCAAGGAAAAGTTAATTTCACACCAAATTATAATGGTGGCGGAACACTATTTACTTTTGGAGAAGTATTTGTATTTGTTCCTCCTGTATGGGATGGTGAAGGTGTCATTACAATTTCTGGTCAGGCAGGTGAATCCTTTGCTACTCAATATTATGGTAGTGGCACTATTGCCACTATGTCTGGCGCAGCAAATGTCTTTAGTGTTAATCCAGATACAGAAACGGCACTCTTCGAGTTTAGAGGATTCACTGGATACGCTCTTGCCAAGAGTGAAGAGTTTGACGTATCCGCTTCCATCTTTGGTGATGCATACACAAGACTCTTACCAAGATATAAAGGTTTTGGTGTTATCTCTGTCGAGAACACAGAGTCCAAAGTTCTTATTGCTAACGCATGGGAAACAACTGGGTCTCTGTTCGGTTTTATCGGAGCAGAGACACCAAGAACTTATTCCTACAACAATTCTTCGATCGACTACTTTACTCCGATCGATCTTGGATCTGTTGCTCTACCTGCATCTACTCCAGCAGACCCAATTGCGCTCTATACAGAAACCGATTACGGTACGTTAGATCTCAATTACACTGGAGAGACAGGATGGATGTCTACTCCAGACGACAGACAAGACTGGCAGTTTATTCTTGAGAATTACACCAAGTATCCATTTGGTTTGTTTGAAAGATTCAATGGTACTGCAAGAATTATCATCAATCTTTCCCACACCACTTCATTTGAAGATTCTGGTGGTGATAGACTATTCTCTATTCGTGGTGAAATTGAAATTGCCTTCCCCAATGTACACAGCTCCGAAGGTGGATTTAAAATCTTTGGTGCGGCTACATCAGAGAAAGTTGCATATGACGAAGAGTTTACTACTCTATTTGATATTGGTGGATTTGGTTCCTTCAGTAAGTCTGCCGCAGAAGAATTTACTGTGGAGATGGGCATTTCTGGAGATGCTTATATCACTGTTACTGGCAATACAGTTCAGGATGCAACCATCTTCATTACTGGTGCTTCTTCAGAAATCAGGACAAGAGGATACCAAGGAAGCGGTTCTATCTTCTCCAATGGTATTCTATCAGAGTCCGTCACGAAGACGTTCCCACTTACACCTGATTATACTGCTTACCTCACTCTCACTGCTACAGATCTCAACAATCAGACTCTCACCAATGTTACTCCTGCGGTAGAGTATGTAACAAGCGGAACTGGTACTGGTAGTGGTGGTGGATTTAATATTGATCCATATTTCAAATTTGGCGTCTCTGGCACTGGAGCTTCTTATTCTGCAGATGGCGACAGAACCGTTGCATTCACTCTTGACCTTCGCAATGTAGAAGAACTAACGTTCAACATTATCAAAGGTAATGGTACTAATGGTGGGGACACACCAGAGTGTTTCAATGCTGCCACTGGATCGGGTGATAATTTAGTTTATCAAATTAATGGCGGCAATGAAACGCTACTAGTCAGTGCTTGTGAGACATCTTTTGAAACTTTAAATTCTGTCACTATACCTGTATCTGTTGCAGATAGAATACAAAATGCTGTTGTCACTGTTCATCAGTCGCAGCATAGTGGTAGCACACTAGATGCGTGGGGATTCCAGTCAGTTCAGTATGTTGTCAATGGTGTTGGAGATCAACGCAAGACTCTGTTTGATATTACTGGTGAGTTGTCTGCTCTACGTGCATCCTTCGCACATCTTGGTAGTGGCGATCTATTTGCTATTGGTGGCGGAACGGAGAGTAAAACTTCTGACGAAGAATTTACAACTCTCTTTAATATTAGTGGCGCATCTACAGAAGTTAGAACAAGAGGATATCAAGGAACTGGAGTTATCTCCACACTATTTGGTGCGGCAGAATCCTTTACTGCATCACCAGACGATCTATTCTCACTATTCGACTTCACTGGTGGTATTACTTCCATCAAGTCTACCTTCAGAGAAACTGCGGATGGTGCGCTTTTCGAGATTACTGGAGAGATTCCTGTTTCTTTACTTACGTTTGCAGAGCAACCAGAAGTACAAGCAAGAATTTTTGGTGCTGGTGCAGAAGCTTATGTACCAAACTGGAATGGTCGTGGTCGCATCTCGACTCTATCTGGTGCAGCAGAATCTTTCACAGTCAATCCAAGAGAAAGAGAACTTCTATTCTCTATCACTGGATCGGCCGAAGAAGCATTCTCGTTCGGAAATTACGATGCAGATTCTGCAGCGAGAATCTTTGGTTCTATTCCAAAACCACCAACTCTCGTATTTGCAGAGTCTGGATTCGGAACACTGTCTCTTTCTGGAGAGGCAGGAGTTGTCAATATCGATGTATATGGTGGATTCGGTACGATCTTCTCCAAAGGAGTTGGAGGAGAATCTCTTACAAGAAGAATACCTGCATTCCAAGCAGATCTTACTTTATCTGGATTTGCTGGGAAGGCAGTTACCTTCAATCCACCAGACATTACAACTCATCTCCAAATTACTGGAGAGAGTATTGTACCAATCAGAAGCTTCGCAGAAGTCTTCACTGTCAGACTCGCTACCGATGGTACAGCGAGAGAGCGTTTTGTCTCCAATCATATTGGCGACGGTGCTATTGCATCTCGTGGTATTGGTGGCGAAGCGATCTCCAGAAAACTACCTGCCTTCCAGGCAGACATGTTTGTTTCTGGATTCGCTGGACAGAAGACAACTGTCAGAGAAACATTCTTTGGATCTCTATTCACATTCAGTGGATCTTCTGCTCCAGAACTTCTCACCTTTGCAGAGCAACCAGAAGTTCAGATTCACATCGATGGCGAATCTACCAACTCTTCAACTAGTACATACATTGGCACTGGTAGAATTTCTACACTGTCTGGTGCTGCGGAATCTGCGACATTCAATCCAACAGAAAGAGAACTTCTATTCTCATTCGGTGGTGGATTCAGTGATATCAAGATTGTCAAGGCAGAGACCAAACAGATCGAGATCTCTATTGATGTTGATACAAAAACAAAATTCATCCCCAACTGGCTCGTCGAAGGTACAATTCCTGTCAGTGGTATTGCTCATACCACCAGATCTATTGTACATACGGGAGAAGGATTTATCAGCACTCTATCTGGTGCGGCAGAATCCTTTACTTACAATCCAACAGAAGATACTGCACTATTCAGTTTCCTCGGAACTGCATCAATCAGATCTGCTGTATCGGAAGTCAAGACAATCCATACTTCCATCTTTGCAGAAGATGTCAAGGTCATTGTTATCAAATCCTTCACTGGATCTGGCGTTATCCCAGTATCTGGTCAGAAGGACGAGAGAATATCGAGAGCATACGAAGGCACTGGTGTTATCAGCACTTTGTCTGGTTCTGCCGAATCCTTTACCGTCAACCCAGAAGATCTGTTCAGTCTCTTCAACGTTCTTGGTGTTGCGGATACAAGACCAATCAAGGTATTCACCAAGATTGGTTCTGGTGCTTTGTTCACAAGCTTCACTGCTGGCGAAGCGAGAACAATCTCTGTTCCTGTCAACGTTCCTTCTCAAGAATCCAAGGGACTCTTCAAGCTGGAGGGCACATCTCCAGAATCGTTTACTATTCCATACGAAGGATTTGGATCTCTATTCTCCTTCGAGGGACTGGAAGAAAGAAGAACCTTTGCACACGAAACCGAAGGAACAGTCACAGTTTCTGGTATTGCTTCTACTCCAAGAACCAGAGACTTTGCTGGATCTGGATCTCTGTTCTCGTTTATCGAAGCAGAATCTGCTGTCAGATTTGTTCCTTCTACCCGCACAGTTCTCTTCGATATTACTGGCGAGTCTGTATTCAGAACATCTCAAGCACACGAAGGAACAGGAAGTCTATTCACAACCTTCACTGCTGGCGAATCCAGAACCTACAAACTTCCAGAGCATCTTGTTCCCAATATTACATTCAAGGGTGCTGCAAGAATCAAAAATACATTCTTGTATCGTGGTCAAGCAAACCTACAAGTTTCTGGTTCCGCACAAGAATCCTTCACTCAAGCAGTATACGAAGGAAATGTCAATATCAAGACTTCTGGAGAAGCAACCCAAAGATTCGTTGCCACAGAAGAAAGTCAAGGGGGAACGATCAAAGTACGTGGCGAAGCTTCGGTACTCCTTACAAACGCATTCGACACCTATACTCTCTTCGATATCAATGGTATTGCAAAGGTCAATCTATCTTCTACCTTTGCTGGATCTGGAACAATATTTACCTTCATCAGTGGCAAAGAGGTACAACCAGACAAAGGATATCAAGGATCGGGAACGATTACTCTACGCGGCGAGTCTGCAGATAAGAAGGTATCTGTTGCTCCAGAACGCACTTATGGATGGATTATTTGATAGTATAAATATAATCAGTAACCAATAATATCTCTTACAACATGACCACCCAGGTACAATTTAGAAGAGGTACTACTGCTGAACACGCTCTGTTTACTGGAGCGCAAGGTGAATTAACTATTGATACCGACAAGAATATGGCTGTCATTCATGACGGTTCTACGACTGGAGGTTTTGATGTATTTCGTGCAAGATGGGAACGAATTAATTCAAGTGTATTGCTTGGAACTAATTTACGTTACTTGGTTGATACATCATCAAATGCAGTTACTTTGACCTTACCATATTATAATAATGGACTTGTTCCTAAACCAGGAGACACAATTGAATTTGTGGACTCCGCATTTACATGGCATATAAATAATGTTACTGTAACAGATCCCACTGGAAGACAGTTTCAGAATGAAGAAAATGTGATTGATTCTCCTTTGGTGTTCGACGTAAAAGGTGCCAAAGTTCAATTAATCTGGGAAGGAGTTTACTGGAGAGTAGTCGTATGACAATGTTCTTAAGCGATTTTTATCGCGCTTCAGATACAGTTACAACAAGTGGCGGGTCTTCTGACGATCTCGGTAACGACTTTTTTATTCATGCTCTTAATAGAGATGAAAAAGGTATGCTTCACTATACCAAAATTAGATCTATCGATCCAACTGAAATCGCTGATTTCACTAGAAAAGATGGTACACCATACCTGGATATCGCAACTGGTCTCTACGATTATGTAGAGGAAACTACTGAAGTAAAATCTTTATATAATAGTCCCCAAGATCGATACCAACAATTCAGGTTCGACGATAGAAAACTATCTTATTTCATTGACGATGACGGATTCTTCGTTATTCGTTTCAATGAAGAATATGATTATACCACCGAAGGTCCCAAGTAAGGAAAGTAAACAACAATGGCTGATTTCAGATTAGGCAGACTAAAATTTAATTGGACTGGTGACTGGACAGTCGCCACCGATTACGTCATTGACGATATCGTCAAGTTTGGCGCAAATACTTATGTTGCCAAGACAAACCACACTTCGTCTTCTAATGAGACTATGTGGTATTCCCAAGACGCACAGTATTGGGATCTGCATACCGAAAGCATCGAGAACAAAGGTGATTGGGCCACTGCAACATTCTATAAATTAAACGATATTGTCAAGTATGGCAATAGCGTATACAGAGTAACTGTAGCGCATACCTCTGGCAACGAATTCGTCGATGACGAGACCAAGTTTGAACTGTTTGTTGCTGGTCTAGTATTTGAAGATACTTACGACGGTGCTACTACATACCAACCAGGAGACGTTGTATCCTACGGTGGTTACACCTACGTTGCAACTACTATCCATTCAGGATCTGCACCCAACGAACTAGTTAACTGGGAGATTCTTACTACTGGATTTAAAGTAAAAGGTACTTGGGACGTTGCAACAACTTACGTTCAAGGTGATGTTGTACTTCTTGGTGGTAATTCTTACGTATCGAAGACCACTAATGTTGGCGCAAACCCAGGATCTAGTTCTTCTGATTGGGACTTCATTGTTGGTGGATTTACTTGGCAGGGCATTTGGGACGTTGCAACAACTTACTTTGCTGGTGATGCTGTTGTACGTAACAGTAACTCCTACATTGCAGTTGCAGAATCTACTGGCGAAGAACCAGAAACTGATGCTACTGGAACATACTGGAACACCTTGGCAGAAGGTGCCCAGGCTAACGTTCTAACTCAAACTGGCGATATCCTATATCGTGCTGGTGCGGGTGCTGCAAGACTGCCTATCGGAAATAATGGTCAGGTTCTTGCTGTCTCTCCATCTGGCGTTCCCCAGTGGGAAAACAACAACGTAACCGATCCTGTCTACTACGTTACCGAAGAAGGTAGTGACACAAACTCTGGTGAAAACATTTCCAGATCGTTTGCTTCACTCAACTACGCAGTAAGTCAAGTTACAGGTCCTGCTACTATCTACGTTAAGGCAGGTACTTACTTCGAGACTCTACCTATTATTGTTCCTGATTATGTCTCCATTGTTGGTGACAACATGAGAACATCAACTATTAAACCTGATGCAGGTAATAATAGTAACGTTCTAGAACTAACCCTAGCAGGAACTGTTGGTGATGAGTATAAAGTTGATGGTTTGGTAGTCAGCAACGGTGCTGGAACCAAGACTGCTTATGCTCTTCACAGCAAACTGGTCGGTGGTAACGATGTTATCCAAATTCTACCACTCACTGGTGGTGATTGGGATACTGGAGATACTTTTGAAGCAGGAGCATCTGATTCTCCAATTACTGCAGTAGATAATGTTCTTAACGAACATGCCACCATGTTCTACATGTCCAACAAGTCCATGCTGAAGGACCTTGTTATGGACGGCATGGAAGGTTTCGTTCCTTCTACTTCTGATCCAAAGGATCTAAACACCGCAACAATCAAGGGTGTATTCCTCCGCTTGTGGCCTAACTCCCCAACAACCAAGTCACCTTATATCTCACAGTGTTCTGCATTCTCACAGACTGGTGTAGGTGCTATTGTTGATGGTCATGTTCACAAGAAGTGGGAAGGAACTCCAACTCCATCGAACAAGTCGATGCTGTTTGACTCCTTCACCCAGATTCATGAAAGCAATGGTGTTGGTTTCTGGTTGACAAACAACGGAAACTCCGAGATTGTATCTTGCTTCACTTACTACGCGCACATTTCTTACTGTGCTTCTAATGGTGGTAACATTAGATCTCTGGCAGGTAACTCCTCTTGGGGCAACTATGGTATTGTATCTTCTGGATTCAACGCAGACGAAGTTACCACGGACGGTAGAATTGACGGCGAAGAACTGAACTATCAGGCAGAGACTCTATCCGATGTCTTCATTGTTGGTGAAAGAATCGAAGGTTTCACCTCTGGTGCAGTCGCAGAAGTTCTTTCACTACAGGTTGGTGTTGCGAAGATTCTAATCAGACCTCTGAAAGGAACTTTCATCGCTAACGAAACTATCACTGGTGCAGACTCTGCTTCTACTGCAATTTTGGATACGGCAGCAACTTATCAAGATGGACAGAAAGGATTCACTCTTATTGTTAGAGACCTTGCTGCAGCACCGAAGCCTGGCGGTTCGATTGAATTCATCACTGGAGCTGGTGGAGAAGGTGCTGACATCTTCACTTATGTTATCTCCAACTCTTCTTATAAAGTTCCCGATGGTAAGGGCGATTTGACTGTTACCAGAGGCGCTCTAGGAACTAGTGCTGTTGCTCACGATGGTCTATCTGATATTGTTAGATATACTGTATCGGGTCAAACAACTCTAACTGCTGCTCCAAACGCAACTATTAATGAATTCCAAGTTACCAGCATTTCTGGTATGGTGAATGGTGGTTATCTGATCGTTGATAACGAGATGGTAGAGATTACAGGATTCCCTGGACCAACTACCGTTGCTGTATCTAGAGGTGTACAAACTACAACCGCAGCACCACATAACGCAGGTGCAGTTACAACTATCATCACTGCTTACAACCCAGCACAAACCGAGAACATCGGTGACCTTGATAACTCACAAACTTCTATTCGTGTATTCGCTGAAGACAATATTACTAGTGGCGACTATATTAGAATTGATAACGAGTTTATGCTTGTTTCCGATTCTGTAGAAGATCCTAACGGACAGGTAACTCTGGTTCTTGCCGAAGAGAAGCCCAATCCTTCTTACGATGGCCAGAGCTTCAGGATTAGATATCTGTATTCGCAGGTTAGACTGACTGGTCACGACTTCCTGAACATTGGTACAGGAACCAAAACACAGACGAACTTCCCAGGTCTACCTATCCAATCACCTGCTCCAGGTAATGAGGTTACCGAGAACTTCCCAGGTCGTGTTTACTATGTTTCTACTGACCAAGATGGCAACTTCTCGGTTGGTAAGTATTTCCGAGTTAACCAGTCAACTGGTAGCACAACTCTGAACGCTTCGTCCTTCGACCTGTCTGGTCTGACCTCACTACAACTGGGTTCGATTGGTGGTCAAATTGGTGAGTCAATTAATGAATTCTCTTCTGATGGAACTCTGTCTTCCGACAGTAATCAGAAGGTCCCAACTGAATCGGCAGTCAAGACTTACGTCGATACTGAACTAACCAATCTCAAGGGTTATATTTTCTGGGCAGGCGGTATTTGATATCCGTTTTATAGGGGTGGATATACCACCCCTTTTATAAATAAGTAAAGAATAATTATCAAGATTTTTTAAAGGAGAACGTTACATGGCTTCTGGAGTCCTAGGGCAACAAGCTCTGAATGCTACTACTAACACTACGGTGTATACTACGCCTGCAGACACAGTAGCATACGCAAATATCAACGTTGTTAATATCAACGCAACCCCCGTTTTTGTAAGAGTTGCTCTTGCTGTTGGCGCAACACCTCTCGCAGCAGAGTATATTGAATACGAAGCAGAAATTGCTGGGTATGGTGTTCTTGAAAGAACAGGTGTTGTTCTTAACGCAGCAAAAAGAGTTGTAGCATACTCTAGTGCGGCAAACGTAAGTGTTGCTGTGTATGGTGTTGAAGAATCAACTGTTTGATAAATAACAAATATAAAGGAGCATAAAAACCAATGGGACGTTCTATTACGGCACCTACAGAATCTAGAGCTACTGTAGGTGTTAATTCTAACCACCAAGCATCTTCAGGAGAAATCCTATTGCTTGATACAACAGGTGGATCTGTTATAACTGTTACTCTTCCTGCAACCCCAAGAGTAGGTGACCGATTAAACTTCATCGACGCTGCTGGTAATGCTGGTGCAGTAAAAGTTACTGTTGCGAGAAACGGTCATAAGATCGCTAACATCGAAGACGATCTTGATATCGACATCAAGAACACATCACTCGAACTTTACTACACTGGAACCAGTTACGGTTGGTCGATTCTTTCTAACTGATTCACACGAATAGAGGAGGAATAGACAAATGTCAAGTTTAAGAGATCTATTAGACTACGCAGATACTAATGATCTGCCACCAATTACAGCGTTTGGCCAACCAGGGGTCATGTTTACCTTTAGAGGTATGTCATGTGCTCAAGGTAGTGCCAATGATAGTTATGAAAGTCAGCGTATGTGCTGGTGTGTTCCACCTCTAGATGCGTGTCGTCTACGTATCGAGATCTGGGGCGGCGGTGGAATGGGATCTGGTCCCCGTTGTAACTCCAGAGGAGTCCCTGGTTATTCGGGAGAGTATAACAGCAGAATTATTTGTGCTGATGAAATCTCTCAAAACAATTTTAATGGTCAGTGCTATGTAATGTGCGCTGGTATGGCAAACTGCTGTGCTAACTGCTCGGGTGGTTGCATGGGTTGTAAGAGTTTCGTTCAAGGCCCTGGTCTTCCAGGTAACTTCTGTGCAGAAGGCGGATATGGTGGTAAGTACGAAGGTATTTGCTGCGCTTTCAATAACCCTGCATATGCTTGTGTAACTAAAATCGGTAACAACTGCTGCTCTAACTGTGGTTGTACTCCTGCTTACTGCTGCTGGCACGAAACAGTTTGTGCTCCATTCAACAAAGAAGATAGAAAACAATACGAAGAAAAGGGTACATGCTACAACGGCATTACTGCTTCTTACATTCAGTCAGACTGCTGCTGTCGCGGTAGACACGGCAAGAAATCATACACCCCAATGCCTGGTGGTCAAATCGGAAGATTTGGAGCGTACATGGTATTCGGCGCTCACTGTACCGAATGTACAGGTTCCTGCTGGTGGTGTATGGAGAACGACAGAGCAAATAACTCTGGTGGTATCTTCCCTGGTCTTGGTTCTTCCTCCTGTAGTTGGGGCGGACCTCCTGGAATGGGCGGCGGCACTGGCGACCTTGGTTGCTGCTATAACTGCTTCTGCGGTGGCACAGGCGCTACTGGCGCTGTTAGATTCACACTATACCTACCAGGAGAGGTTTGATCGATGGCTGGAATTAGAAACTTATTAGGAAAAGAATTCAAGTCGTCGGTCTCGGCGCTTGGAACAACTGTAGAACCGATCCATGACGGTAAAGTCTGGATCTACATGGACATGCAGAGATCATGCTGCTGTCAATGTGCAAACACTAACTGCATCTGCCGTTGGTGTGTCCCATGTGGCGTTACAAAGGTAACGTTCGAGATCTGGGGTGGCGGTGGTGGCGGCGCTGGCGCTTGCTGCTGCATGAGCGGCATTCCTGGCACCACTGGTGCTTATTCACGTAAGACCCTAACCTACCCAGATATTGAGGGTGGTTACTGCTATTCTATGTGCGTTGCAACTGCAACTAGCAACACAAACAGCTTCCGTGGTGTTAGAGGATGTACAACTTACATCACTGGACCTGGACTATCTAACTTCTGTGCAGAAGGTGGATATGGTGGTTGCTCATGCTGTGGTATTTGGTCTACCACTGCAAACTATTCTCAAGACTGTATTACCTTCGCATCTGCAGGTGGTGATCCATCAGCAGGAGATTGCTTGGGTTATGGTCCCCCAGCATATGGTGGAGATGAGAATATTAGAGGAAGATCTGGATGGATTAGAGCTCAATGTCAGTCTAACTGTGCTGTCAAGGCAATGCTTCCTTATCCTCCAAGACTTATTGACCATAGTGGAGGATGGACAACTACTCATTATTGCACATGTGCTACTTGTGGCGAGCAAAACCACTGCTTCTTCAACCATCCATGGGCGGGTGATCCCTGGTGCTATTCTTCAGGTATCCCTGGATTTGGTAACGCATCTGGTATTACATGTTCGTCCTCCTGTGTATGTGGAACTCCAGGTTCTGGCGGTATGATCCGTATCACATATTGCTCCTGCTGGATGGGTGTCAATGAAAACTGTTCTCTACATATGTGTAACTAATAGGATAAACGACAATGGCTTTTAACTTACGAGATCTATTGGGGACTGTCACGTCAGATTCCGCTAGCGGTGGATATGATGCAGATACTCTGCTCCCCTCTTATCCTCTAGAGGGATATAATGTTCAGTACATCGGTCCTGGACAATATATGATGCAGGGTAATGATGAACCCCTAGGTGCTAGAGATAACTATCACTACACATATTATCCTAACTGGACTATTCCTGCTGGCGCTACCGACGTTCTCTTTGAGATCTGGGGTGGGGGCGGTGGAGGCGCTGTATCCTGCTGTTGCTCTCACGGTCCTGGTGGCGGTGCTGGCGCATATGCATACAAGAGATTGCAAGGAGCAGATGTTGTTGCTGGTTGCCAGTATCAACTTTGCGTAGCAACCTCAACCTGCAGAACAGCGTCCAAGCAAGGTCGTAGAGGATGTACAACTTACATCACTGGTAACGGTCTAACCAACTTCTGTGCAGAAGGTGGTCATGGTGGTTGTAATTTCTGTCAGATTCAGGGATGTACTTGGTTGACTCCAAGAAGAAATGAAAGTTCCTGCCAGTATGGTTGCTGTGCAGTTTTCTATGGCGCTGATGGTGGTTCTATTGGACTACCTGGAGCATACTATGCAATCTGTTATGGTAACAGATGCCACAACAAGTTCTTCTTCCCATACCCTGGTGGTCTCGTAAGCTCCAAGGGTGGATACGTTACAGATAGACATCGTTGTGGACATTGCAACTGCCACTACTGTGAGTGGTGTAAAGCAAAGAATACGGTTGGATTTGGTCAGGGTAACTGGTGCCATACCAACGGTGTTCCTGGTATGGGTGGTGTCACTGCATCTACTTGCTGCAACGGACCCATCTGTGGATCTGGCGGTAACGGTGGTCTAATCAGAATCAGCTACAAGTGATACGGTAATCCGAAAATTGTTCAATTTATCCCAAATTCTATAAATACATTTATTCAAGGAAAGTACAAACGTCATGGCACAAATCACTAAAGCATACACTTATAAGTTGCCCGACACTTATTATGGGACAACTGCTGTAGAAGGCAAAACTGCCACTGCAATGTATAAAGGGGACGCAAAAGGATATGTCTTTGTAGGTGCCGAAGACGGCGTTCTTCATCCCGACGAAGGATTCCATTATTGGAATGGAACCCAGGAAGAAAAAGACAATGCATCCATTAGAGCAGGTCTATCCAGAAGAGCAATCTTCTTGGACGTTGCTACGAGCAATGATGACACTATCATCGCTGCTATCTGCAATAATCAGGATGTTACTGCTGATGATTGGGCAACGGTTTCTTACACCCTAGATGGCGAGACCGAACCTTATCACACAGATCCAGATCCCCTTCCTTTCAACGATGTATATGATATCCACAATGATGGCATCGTCTATGATTTTGAAACCGAAAGTTGGAAGATTGACGAGATTCCTTTTGCTACATGCATCTCTATGGAAAGACATAGAGAAATGAGAGATCAGTTGATCATTGACGCTCAAACCTATATCACAGAACCTGACAATGAAGTAACTGAAGAGCAAACAACTGCTATCAATGCATACATCACTGAACTTCAAAATCTCTATACAAGATTTGAAGGTGTTCATCAGATGAGAATTCCTTTCCCATCATGGCCTCTAGATGATCCTGGTCCTGACGAAGAGCAGGCAGTTGCAGGTGCTGATGTAGGTCCTGGTTGATAACCAAAGAATCCAGAAGGGGCGGGACCGCCCCTTTTTTCATGCCTAAATAAAGGTACTTAAATCATTAGAGATTGATTTTATGAGACCAAAATCATTTTTTATCAACGGCGGTGCGGGTCGTGTGATTTGTTCAATTCCTGCTTTAGAGAAGTATCAAGAGGACCATCCAGACGAAGACTTCGTAATTGTTTGCGAGGGAGGAAGTGACTTCTTCAGAGGACATCCTACTCTATACAGCAAGGTTTATGATCACTGGCACAAGAATTTGTTCCAGGATAAACTAAAGGATACGGACATTTGCACTCCAGAACCATATCGTGTCTGGGAGTATTACAACCAGAAGTGTAATCTGTCACAAGCATTTGACATTTGCATCAACAATAAAGGTATTAGAGATCTCCCAGATCCTACTATCAAATTAACTAGAGACGAATCTGTAAAAGGCAAAATGATTGTTGCCGAGGTTCGTGCCAAAACAAATAAAAAGAAGACAGTCGTTTTCCAACCTTTCGGCCGTGGAGTTACTGCTCAAGGTAATCTAGTCTTTGACTCTTCAGGAAGAAGTTTTGAATATCATAATGCTGTCAATATTGTAAGAAGACTGCAGAAGAAATATTCTGTTATTTGGTTCAGTGAACTTCCTCTAGATGTGGAACGTCTTGGACTGAAAGATACTGTTTCTATTCCTGCATCTCAACAGGTAGATCTTCGTACATGGGCAGGCATCATCAAGGAAGCAGATCTTGTTCTTGGTTGTGACTCTGTAGGACAACACATTGCAAAGTCGATGGACAAACCAGCAGTTGTTGTAGTTGGATCTACGTTTGCCGAGAATATCTCATATCCAGACTGGGATAAGTTTGATATTCTAGATATGGGAGAGGGTCAGAGAGTTTATGATCCTATTCGCATTGCAATGGATGACGAATCCTACAGAGCGAATGATGGTATAATGGCCATGAATGATAAGGTTGAAGAAGTCATTCTTAAGTCAGTTGACAAACTGATGAACAAATACTATCGCAAACCAGAATCAGAAGTAATTCTTCCTGAAGAATGGGGATGTGGTCCTCAAGGATGCGATTCACAACAACCACAACTAGAACAAAAAAAGGAGAAGTCAAACATCTTTAGTGACATGCAAGTGACACAAGATGCAGTAGCATCAAAACCACCAGGGTTTTCAAATTCCGTTAAGATTGCAAAATAATTGAGGTATTACAATGACAAACATTCTCGCTATTGCCAGAGGACACAATGGCAGTACGACTTTGCTGCAAGATGGTGAAGTAGTTTTTTATCTAGAAGAAGAAAGACTTTCTAGATTCAAGTATGACGGAACACCTTTGATGGGTATTCTGAAAGCGTTTGAATACGTAGATCACATCGATCATCTCGTGATCTGCCATACTCATCGTCATGGGCCTACATCTGATTGGACATCAGAAGATATTTACGAGTGCTTTGTAAGAAAGATCGCTGGTAAAAGATTTGAATTCAAAACTCACTACATTGATAACGTTCATCATGAGATGCACGCTGCTTGTGGTTTCTATAACTCTGGTTTCGATGAAGCTGCTGTCGTTATTGCTGACGGAGCAGGTAGTTTTCTGGACCTGGGCGAACCTATCAAAAATGTAGGATACGAATTTGAAACTATCTTTGATGCCACTTATGATAAAGAAGTTGGTGAAGGATATGCTAACAGATTTGATACTGTTTGGAAGCATATCGGAACCAGAGAACCATGTGGCATGTTCGAGCAGGATGGTGTCTATGTAACCGAGTATCCTGGTCACACCAAAATGTATGAAGCAGTAACACAATACTGTGGATTCCCTGCTATTGAAGCAGGTAAACTTATGGGCCTGTCTCCATATGGTAAAGAGAATGATGAACTACCATCATTCTTTGATGCAACTGGCGAGTGGGGAAATCGTGAATTAATTATTCCGACATATCCTAACGCTGCTCAACTTAATTACGCACGTTATGACATTTTGAAGGATGATGTCACTCGCCATAAAGAAGGTGAATTCACTGAAGTTCAAAAGGATCTTGCTTACAAGATCCAGAAAGAAACATCAGAAAGAATGGTCACCTTGATTCGTAGAGCGCACGAATTGACTGGTAAAACTAATATTGTTATTTGCGGTGGTTACGGTCTCAACTGCGTTGCAAACTACAAGTATTGGAAAGAGTTCCCTGATCTGAACATCTATTGTGAACCAATCTCTCACGATGGTGGTACTTCGATCGGTGGTGCTAAATGGGTTTGGCACCAACTCAATGAAACCAAGAAGTCGTCTGGTAAGCAGGAATCTGTTTACTACGGACCACAGTATGATCCTTCTACATATGAATCTGATCTTGGTGATCTTGATATTCGCGATACTTCTTACGGTGATATCGCACAACTCATCCGTGATGGTAATATCGTGACTATCTACCAAGGTCGCTCTGAAGGTGGTCCCCGTGCTCTCGGTAACAGATCTATCCTCTTCGATCCTACGATCAAGGACGGAAAAGATTTTGTCAACACTGTCAAGCGTCGTGAATGGTTCAGACCATTTGCTTGCTCTATCAAGAAAGAAGCAGTTCATGACTGGTTCGACCTTGCTGGCCGTGAAGAAACTCCCCACATGATGTATGCTGTCAAGTGTCATGATGGTGTAGAAGAGAAGATTCCTTCTGTCATCCACGTTGATAATACTTGCAGAATTCAGACTGTAACCCAAGAGCAGAATGAGCATTACTATAATCTCATTGATGCTTTCGAGAAGTTGAGCGAAGTTCCCATCTTGTTCAACACCTCATTTAACCTCGGAGGAGAACCTCTAGTTGAAACTATTGAAGATGCTGTAAAGACTCTCACCAATAGTGACATTGAATATCTGTATCTCCCAGAGATTCAGAAACTTGTTTATGTACCCAACGAATGAAAATCTCTTTTGTAAATGGATGTTTTGATGTGCTCCATCCAGGGCACATCGAACTCCTGAAGTATGCCAGGTCTCTTGGTGACTACCTCATCGTTGCTATCGATTCCGACAGGAAAGTAGCAGAGATGAAAGGTCCCGAGAGACCTATTTTTTCGCAGCATGACAGATCTACTATGCTAGCCGCAATAAGGTATGTGGATGTTGTTCATGTGTTTGACACAAAGGGAGAGTTGGAGGATTTGCTAGAATCCATCTCGCCTGATATAATGATTGTAGGTTCTGACTGGAAAGGAAAAGAAGTAGTAGGTTCGCAGTATGCAAAATCAGTTCGGTTTTTTGATAGACTCGGAAATTACTCCACAACACAAACAATTGAAGGTACTCCTTATCGGTGATTCCTGTATCGATAGATATGTGTATGGTAAGTGCTCCAGATTGAGTCCAGAAGGTCCTGTACCAGTTCTCGAAAAGACTCGGGCACAAGAGACTATGGGCATGGCATGGAACGTTAGAAAAAATCTCATGGCTTTCGGTATAGAGGTTTATATCATGACCAATGAGGAGATGCCAATTAAAACCAGATTTGTTGATGAGAAATCAAATCATCAGATTATGAGATTGGATGAGAACGATGAAGTAAAGCCTTTTGATTGGGAGATGCCAAAAGAAGACTTTGATGCCATGGTTATTTCCGATTACAATAAAGGATTCTTGTCTGAAGAGAAGATCTTCGAACTATGTGATTGGTTTAAGAAACCTGTTTTTATCGATAGTAAAAAAACTAAACTACCAAGGAAGTGTTTCATCAAACTAAATGATGGCGAAGCACAGAAGTTAGAAGGGGAATATCCTTTCTTGATTACTACAAAAGGATCTGAAGGTGCCACCTTCAAAGGTAGATTGTATCCTGGAACTAAAGTTCCTGTGTTTGATGTAGCAGGTGCTGGTGATACATTCTTGTCTGCTTTAGTATTCCATTACCTCAACAGTGGTGTTATGGAGTCTGCTATTCCTTTTGCAAACAGAGCAGCTGCTATTGCTGTATCTAATCCAGGAACTTATGTATTGACAGAGGATGATGTGAATGATCTATGTAATTGACATTGATGGTACTATTTGTACCAACAATAATGGATATGAATTTAGTGTTCCATTGGAGGATAGAATCGCCCACATCAATGGGTTATACGATAGAGGACACTATATCAAATACTTTACTGCAAGAGGTATGGGGAGGCACCAAGGCAATGCTCACAAAGCCTATACAGAGTTTTATACCATGACTGAAAATCAACTCAAGAAATGGGGTTGCAAATACCATGAGTTGATCATGGGTAAACCATCTGGGGATATATATATTGACGATAAAGGAGTGACTGATGTCAGATACTTTGATTAAACATGTACCCAAAGGATGGGGTTATGAAAAATGGATCGTCAATAATGAAAAATATTGCGGCAAACTTCTTTTCTTCGAGGCAGGTAAGAAGTGCTCTTGGCATTACCACAAACTAAAGCACGAAACTTTTTATTTACAGTCAGGTAAAATTCATCTTTATTATGGATTTGATGACGATCTATATACAGCTGATCGCATAGTATTAACCCCTGGAATCCCTTTTGAGGTTCCCAGGGGAATGAGGCATCAAATGATTGCCTTGGAAGATTCTGAATTGTATGAGTTCTCTACGACTCACTATGATTCTGATTCATATCGGGTGGTGAAGGGCGATTAACGTATTCTTCAACCGTTGTAAACTTATATTTGAACCAATCCATAGATGTTCTGGTATCATATTGATACTTACCTTTTAGATGTTCGGGGAAGGGGATCTCAATGATCTCCGCCCCGTATTTTTTTGCAATGATTTCTGCGATGTCTTTGAAAGAATAAGAATGATTAGATCCCATATCATAGATGCCTGATCCGCATCTATTGTTTGGAACAATGCGAACGATATCATCAACACAGATAAAGTCTCTGTAAATATCGTCAGATCCTTCAAATATTTTTATTTTACCAGTCATCTTTGCTTGTTCAGTGAACTTGCTGATTGGACTTCTTTGGTCACCTTTATGTTCCTCTCCGTCTCCATAGACGTTGAAGAATCTAAACCCTTGAATTTTATTAAACTTATCAATATTATCTTGCACCCAGTAATCTACCTGGACTTTTGTGAGTGCATAATAATTTAATGGGTTAATACTGCCGTCCGTAAAATTTCCATAGACAGATGCAGAAGAAGCATATCTAACAGGAATTTGATATTCAATTGCTTTTTCAAATAACTTCAGTGTGAGTTCTACATTATAGAAATGAAGTTTATTGAGATCTGTTTCTGTTGTGGAAGAGATGGCTCCCATGTGAATGATTTCATCCACATCTTGCCACCTACCAAATCTTTCTAAAATATGAATAGCATTATGTTGTTCTACACCCAAGTGTTGTTCATATTGTTTAGCGAAGTGAGATCCGATAAATCCTGCAGACCCCGTAATCATTTTCATGCTCAAACCTCAATTATAAATAGCATTAACATATAGTGTATTTATCCACGACTAGGGAAGAGGTATGTCATCACACCCAACGTTTGGTTACTTGGCGGGGGTAATTCCAAGTATACCAAAAAGAAATACTTTACTGTACACCGCACAAGCATCCGAGCTTGCTGAAGGCACAATTATCGTAACTCACAAAAATCCTTACCCCACAAAAATTAGAATTCTTGTTGTTGATCAATCAGATATGGTCAACGGGGTTCCCCAAGTCGCGACTAAATCATTCTGCTATTTTAACATATTTGTTGGGGAAGGAGACACGTTTGAAACTCAAACGATGTATGTCTCTGATAATCAATCAATTTTAGTATGGTCTGATAGACCAGATACAAACTTTGTTTTTCAAGGTTCCGTAGTTACGCTACCAGAAACTGGTTCTGGTCTTATTGCTTCCAAGGTAGTTAATAAAATAGAAAGACAAGAGATTCTATTTACAAATGGTGCTGATGATCAGAAAACAGTAAGTATTTTTGCTTGCAACAAAGGTGCTGATGTAGCAAGAATCCGCATGGGTGTTGCGGTTGCTGGAAGACCATATCCATATATTGATGCAACAGAATATTATGACTTCAACATCAAGTTAAGCCCTGGTCAGACTTATGTAAGAACCAACGTAAGAGTGGGTGGCGGAAAAAGTCTTATTGTTAGGTCTGATAGTGAAGATGTTAACTGGATTTCTCTCGGAACATCAAACTTCGAGGCAACCACACAGGTAAGTCTTGCACTCCCAGGTAATCTATCTGTAGGTGGTACAGCCACGTTCCAAGGAGAATCTACATTTACAGATGATATTACAATCAACTCACCAGAAATTGATTACAGTCTTTCGGTTCTTCGTGGTTATAATGTAAACGCTATCAACACTTGGTACATCGATAGTAACAATGGTAAAGCCTTCTTTAATGATGTACTTTTAAGTGGTGATATTGAATCTACTGGCGGTATTACTATTAATGATGGCAACGGAGATCCAGTCTTTACGGTAGATCCAGTAACTGGTGATGTGAATGTCGGAGGTGCTCTTTCTGCAGGCACTTTCAACTATGAAATCTCTATTGACGGTGATTTAGATCTTCTAAATAATAGAGTAATAAATATGGCAGAACCACAGGCGGCATCGGACGCTGCGACACGTAGGTATGTCGATAACTACGCTATCATTTATGCGGTTGCTCTCTCATAAGAACGAATCTGGAGTTTTAGATGGCTAAAAAGCAAATTAAAAATTACGCCTTCAACCCAGGGGTTGCAGGGCAAGGTACTTTAAAATTTGTTGGTAGGTATACTGAAGAGCAACTTCTTCTAATTACTAATGTATCTGCTGGTGAGGTTCTTGCTTCGTTTGCAGATGCTAATAAACCGACAGAATTAAGTTATATCCTGGTCAATCCATTAAGTACAGACCCAGATTTTCCTTCAGCACACAATGAGGCAGACTACCTCACAGTAATTACTTTCCTTTACGACACAACACAATTTAATTCTGGCGATTCTGTTCAGATCTTTGTAGAAGTTGATGAGCAAACTATTAGGCCATGGGACTTTGGTACGGACGCTATTGAGCGTATGCGTATCGCTGAACCACAGTCGATGCTTGACGCCGACTTTGAGTATGGCATCCAACCAACGAAGTGGCAGTCATTAGACCTCTTTAGAAACTATCCATCACTATACGAAATTCCTGGAACCTCGATTGGTATTTCTGCTATCTCAACAGATGCTTCATCAGGAACTAACTTCATTGGACCTTCACGTATCACCGTACAGTCTGTACTAGACCACGGTCTTTCCGAAGGCGATCCAATTAACGTTCGTGGTGTAGATGATTCTGTCTTTGGATACAGTAAAGCAGAAGGTTCTTTTGTTGTTGCTGGTGTTGTAACCCCAACAGAATTTACTTTCTTTGCTAAAGGTAAGGTAGGAACTCTACAAGGAACTCAACTTCTAACAAACTTCACCGAAGTGAAGAAGTCTGGATTCTATACAGGAGCAGAAATTGGATCTCCAACTCTAACAGTTCTCACACAAGGTGCTACTGGTAATGTTCTTTCTGATCAGACTTCAGCAGATGCACAGCCAATTATTGGTTTGAATGCTAACGCAGTTGTACCTCCTATCGGTGCTCCTATCATTGGTGTTGGTGTTGCTAGTGGTTCTCAAGTCACTGCAACTGTAGCAACCTCTTTTGATAAAGAAGTAACCACATCATTTACAGCACCAGTATCAAGTGTAATTCTAAATGATGTTACTAATATTGAGGTAGGACATGCTGTGTCCGATGGTGCGGGAGCTAACATTTTTGTCACCAATGTTTCTGATAACGAAGTATTCTTTAGTGGTGACCTAACAGTAGATAAGAATGGTAACAACCTTTCTCAAAGTTTCCAAAACGTATCACCAGTAAACTTCGGTCAAGGATTCGGAGCAAAATTTGATATAGCTAGAACTGGTGGTGTATACAGTGCTACCGTTTCTACAACATCTTTCTTCTCAAATCTAGAGGTATCTGGTTACTCGGGAACATTTGGAAATGGGACTCAATGGAATGTTGTTGTTGATCACAGCACTGGAACTTACACTACTGTAGTTCTTGTAAGTTCAGGTGTTGCTTTCTCGGCCACAGAAACTGTTACTATTGCTGGTACAGATCTTGGAGGAGCTTCCCCAGCAAACGATTTGGTCATTACTATTGACACTGTAGATGCTGCTGGTTCTATTCTAACCTTCACTCCATCTGTTAGTGCTGTTGCTACAACCACCAACCCAAATGTTGGTCAACAATTTACTGCTGGAGAAACTCTAGTTGTATACGGAACTCAACTTGATGGTGAGTCTCCTGCTAATGACCTAGAGATCAATGTAATTACTGTTGATACTGGCGGAGAGATTCTAACGTTCAACGTACAGGGTACTGGTATTTCGCCAAACCAGGACTATAACGGTTTGAGTCCATCTGGTGGAACTGGTACAAACTCCAACTTCAATATCCAAAGACTTGGCGGTGGTTTAGTTGAGACCCAACTATACGAACTAACTGTTGGTGGCATCATCGAAACAGATGATAATTTCCAATTAGACTTTACTGGTAACGTTGTTGGAACAGTAAGTTACACTGCACAGGCAGGAGATACATTCACTGCTGTTAGAAATGGATTGATCGATGCTATAAACACAGCATCAATTGCAGGAACAATTGATGTATGGGCATCTGCAGGTGATACTTCTGAAGTTCTTTACATCGAGGGACTTACTGGAGGTGTAACTTTCGGTCTTACCGAGACCCTAACAGACGTTGGTGGTGCTGCTTCGGATGGACAAACACTGACTATAGTCGAAAACCGAGCAGCATCCAGCAGCAGTGGAACACCTGCATATAACGTTACTATCGCAAACCCTGGCAGCGACTATACTGTTGGAGACACTCTACTCATCTCTGGTAACGAACTTGGTGGCGTTTCACCAGAGAACGATCTCACTCTGAATATCCAAACCATTGATGCTAATGGCGGAGTCTCTACATTCACTCAAGCAGGTGCTCCATCTAATGGAGATGCATCTTATGAGGCTTTGACCCCACAATCAGCAGCAGTTGGAGCAACAATTAAAGCAACTATCAATGATGCTGGTGATTATATTCCTGTAATTGGATCACCTGGAACTGGATATGAACTAGGTTATGAACTTTTAGTTGACGGATCTCTTCTGGGTGCTGTGTCTCCTGACAATGACATGACTGTTACTATTACTAGTGTCGATTCGTCAGGATCTATCCTAGAAGCTACGGCCACTGGTAACCCAGCATCTGGAGATACGATTACTTTCAGGCCATCGATGACGATGAGCGAACCATTGTTCCAATTGGTTCCTAGCAGCACGTCATTCGCCTACAGTTCGATTGCAAAGATCAACGCAGCATTTACTTCCAACCACGGTCTTCTACCAGGAAGTCAAATCCTTGTTGCAATTACATCAAATGGTGTAAACCACGATCTATGCTCTGGACCATTCTTTGTTGAGAGTGTTCCAACTCCAACATCGTTGACATACACTTCCAGATCTACTGGAAACGTTGCTTTAGGAACTCCACTAACAGGTTCTATTACAGCTAGATCCGATACGTTCTATATCCACAGACCATTTGATGGTGGTGTTCAGATCGGTACAGGATCTCCTGCACACGGAGCACAGGCAATTCGTCAGTCCAAGAAGTATATCAGATACCAGTCAGGTAAAGGTATCATGTATACCACTGGCGTTAACTTCGCTCCTTCTTATGATATCAGAAGTGTCATTGCAGAAGGAACTACTATCGGATCGAAGATAGAAGTCATTACTGACGACATCGATCACGGACTACAAGTTGGTGCAGAAGTAACTCTTGAGGGTATTACATCTGCTGGTTACAATGGTCTTTACACTGTTACCGAGATTGTTAATGAAAATACATTTAAGGTTGAGGCACAAGAAGTCCTAGAAGAAACTACCGCAAGGTTTGGAATTCAACCACAGGTGGGTCTCTATGCATGGAAAGGTGCTACTGTTAGATCTGGTTGTTTTGATGAACAGAATGGTATCTTCTTCCAGTATGACGGAACAAACTATGCTATCGGTTTGAGATCTTCCACTTTCCAGTTAGCAGGAACTCTATCTGTTGATTCAGGATCGAATGAAGTTACTGGATTTAACACCAGATTTAGAGAACAGTTGAAAGTTGGTGACAGAATTGTTCTTCGTGGTATGACTCACGTTGTTACTGGCATTGATGACAACACTACCATGTATGTCAATCCAGACTACAGAGGAACCAGTAATTGTGTCAGTAGTAAAGCAGCAATTACAAGAGAACTAATTATTCCTCAAAGTCAATGGAACATTGACAAGTGTGATGGCACTGGTCAGTCTGGATATAAGATCAACGTTAATAAGATGCAGATGATCGGATTCCAGTATTCCTGGTATGGTGCTGGTTTCATTGACTGGATGCTACGTGGTCCTCGTGGAGATTACATCTTCCTACACAGACTCAAGAACAACAACCTCAACACAGAGGCATACATGAGATCTGGTAACCTTCCAGTTAGATATGAAGTTATTAATGAAGGCCCTGGCGCAAGACTATCAAGTGATATCGATGCAGCAGCAACAGATATTACTCTAGATGATGCATCACTGTTCCCTAACTTTGGAACTTTGTATATCGATAACGAACTCATTCGTTACAATTCCAAGAATGGTAATGTCCTTTCTGGACTAACTAGAGAATCAGTATTCTCCAACTTTGCAGCAGGATCTCAAAGATCATATACTGCTGGACCAGCGGCTGCTCATACAGCAGAAACTGGTGTTGTTCTTGCCAGTGTAACTGCTACTCCACAGATCAATCACTGGGGTTCTGCATTCTTGACTGATGGTAAGTTTGATGAAGATAGAGGATACATCTTCTCATACAGACTACCAACAATTCAGGTAGGTGTTATTAAGTCTACACTGTTCATGATCCGTCTGGCACCTAGTGTATCCAATGCAATTGTTGGTGACCTCGGTGAAAGAGAACTAATCAACAGAGCACAATTGCTACTGAAGAACATTGATATTGTTGTGGAAGGTGGACAGAATACTCAAACGGTTATTGTTGAGGGTATTCTAAACCCATCCAACTATCCAGAAGTGCCAGCTGACGTTTCATGGGACGGTCTAAACAACCAGGGTGCTGGTGGACAACCATCATTTGCACAAATTGCTACTTCGGTTGACTGGGGTGTCACACAAACTTCTATTGCCGCAACAAACGCAATAGATAATGGCAGAAGAAACTATCATTACTTCAACCCTAGTGATGTTTCTGGGGTCAATATTGGTGACAACGTTTCTACAGTTGGCGCACAAGGCAAAAACTTCAGTGGTGGTGAAACTGTTACTGGTATCAATAATAGTAATGCATTCCCTGGTTTGGTATACATCACATTCTCTAGTAGTATCGATGCTGGTGCGGTTAATCAAACGACCTTTACCTTCACATCACTTGCTGGTTCTACCGCACAACCAGGAGAACAGGTATTCTCATTCACGGCAGGTTGCGGCAGTGGAGACCGTGATGGTATTGATCTATCTGGTCTTAAGGAACTCACCAACACTCCAATCGGAGGAACAGGTGCATTCCCCAATGGTCCTGACGTATTAGCGATCAACGCATTCCTATCTAATGGATCTGATGTTGACGTTACGATCAACTTGAGATGGTCCGAAGCACAGGCATAAGGAGTAACTAATGGCAGAACCCGCATCTAGAGCAGAACTTAAAGAGTATTGCTTAAGGCGTTTAGGTCATCCAGTTCTTGAAATTAACGTAGATGATGATCAGCTGGATGACTTAATTGATGACGCTTTTCAATACTATAGAGAGCGTCATTTTGATGGCGTCGAAAAGATGTATCTCAAACATGAGATTACGGCAGACGATGTAACACGTTTTGATTCATCTGACGAAACATCATCGACGCTAGCTCCTGATGCAGCGACATGGGTCAATAGAAATAACTTTATTGAGATTCCAGAGCATGTAGTTGGTATCTCAAAAGTGTTTGGTGTGTCTTCTAACTGGGTTCGTAATGATCTGTTTGGATTGAGCAACCAATACTTCCTTATGGATATTTTCTCTTTCTCATCAGGATTTGCTTTTGGCAACTTTGATATGACGAACTATTATATGATTCGTCAATATTTTGAGACTCTCGACATGGTTGTCAATACTGGAGCTTTAGTCCAGTTTAGATTCAATCAAAGACAAGATAGACTGTTTATTGATATCGATAAGGCAAGACTGGCCGAAGGTAACTATCTTCTGATTGAGTGCTATCGATATCTAAACCCAGATGATTACACCCAGGTCTACAATGATAGTTTCGTAAAGCAGTATCTAACTGCACTGATCAAGAGACAATGGGGTCAGAACTTAATCAAGTTTAACAACGTACAATTGCCTGGTGGCGTGTCACTAAACGGCAGACAATTATTTGAGGATGCACAGAAAGAGATTGATGCTCTCATGGAGAAGAGCGCAACCTATTATGAACTTCCCCCAATGGATATGATCGGATGAAGAGCATTTATTTTCCACAGCACGGTGGTGTCAACACCGAGCAGAACCTTATCCAAAGTTTAGTTGACGAACAGATCAGATTGTTCGGCAGTGATGTTTATTATCTTCCACGGAAGATGATCAAAGATGTAGCACTCAACGATGTATTGTATTCAGAGTTCAAGACTCAATACATGATCGAGATGCTGCTGATCAACGTAGAGGGTTTTGGATCAGCACCATCAGAATTTATCAGCAAGTTTGGTCTACGTATTACTGATGAAATTACAATGGTGGTATCACAGAACAGATGGAGTCAGGTATTCCAAGAGTTTGCCGACATCACTACTGTAGATGGTAGACCTAATGAAGGAGATTTAATCTATCTTCCTCTTACCGAAGATCTATATGAGATCAAGTTTGTAGAAAGAGAAGCACCCTTCTATCAGTTAGGTAAGAACTATATCTATACAATGACTGCCGAAATTTATGAGCTTGGCAACGACGAGTTCGAGACTGGTATTGAAGAGATTGATGAGATCGAAGAGATCTTCGCACCTTCGATTACTATTGATATGGATCCAGCGGCTACCACACATTACATTCAAGGCGAGACAGTAACTGGTGGAACTACTGGAACAACTGCTGAAGTATCCTTCTGGGATAGAGATAATCACAAACTCACACTTATCAACAGAAACGGTAACTTTACCCCTGGAGAGACCATCACTGGATCTGAAAGTGGCGTTGTTCAAGACAGCGTAGAAGTCGATAACTTGACTCTAGAAAACGTTGAGTACGCCGACAATAAATATATTGAAACAACAGCTGATGATCTTCTCGACTTCACCGAGAGGAACCCATTCGGTGAGTATGGTAAAGTAACTGGTGAGTTCTGATGTTAGGTCCACATTTTTATAACGAAGCGATTAGAAAAACAGTAATCGGTTTCGGTACACTATTCAACAACATTGAAGTCAGGAAGTACGATCCGTCAACTGGTGACGTGATTGAAGCCGAGAAAGTTCCTTTGGCGTATGGTCCCAAGAATAAATTCTTGACACGTCTTGAGCAGAATCCTGACGTTGACAAGAAAGTTGCTATTACACTACCACGTCTCTACTTTGAGATGACTGGTATTAACTATGATGGTGCGAGAAAGACTGCGCCTACACAGAAATATAAAACAGTCATCAGTGATGACGGAACTGAAATTAAGATGCAGTATGTTCCTGTTCCATATAATATGGAGTTTGAACTTGGCATCATCTCTAAATCGCAAGATGATGGACTACAGATTCTTGAACAGATCTTACCATACTTCCAACCTAACTTTAATATCACTGTCAATATGATCAGTGATATGAATGAAAAGAAAGACATCTCTATTATTCTCAATGGCATTAACCACGAAGATGACTGGGATGGGGACTTCTTAAACCGAAGATTTATTACTTGGACTCTTAACTTTACCGCCAAGTCTTACATCTACGGTCCTTACAGCAACAGCGGTCTTATCAAGAAGGCAACTGTATACGAATCAATTGGAGATCCTGATCAGAACAAGCGTGCAGTTGCACTCACATACACACCAAAAGCATTGGAAGATAAAAACAATGATGGTGTTATCGATGCTGCTGACGACGCACTGGTTATTAGTACAGATGACTTTGGATTTAACGAGGGTATTGAATTGCTATGAACGAATTTGAAAAGAACATGGAAGATATCTTCGATATCGAAGTTGAAACTACAGACATTGAACCAGTCGAAGAATCTAAACCATCCAAGCCTGTTCCAAAGAAAGAGGACAAGGATGATCAAAGTAAAGACTACGAATATTCAAGAGCACAACTATACAATCTCATAGACAAGGGTCAGGAGGCGCTCAACGGGGCGTTAGAGGTCGCACAGGAGTCAGGGCACCCAAGAGCGTATGAAGTCGCTGTGAACGCCATGAAGCAGGTTGCAGACACCACTGACAAACTGATTGACCTACAGAAGAAAATGAAAGATCTTGAGGCACCTACCAAGCGTGAGACTAACAACACCACGAACAATCTATTTGTGGGTAGTACAGCAGACCTTCAAAAAATGCTCAAACAAATAAATAAGAAAGAAGAGTCTGGAGAGTCATGATCCTAAAACCAATTACTCCGTTAGTAGAAATTCCAGTAATCGGATCTGATATTTCTCTGGCTACTGTAGTGTCAGTATTGAATAACTCTGGTGCTCCATGTCAGATTAGAATCGATAATGGAGAAGCTGCTAACGATCAACCATCGATTGCTTTGGCAACTGGCGAGAGAGCAACGATTGCTAAAGATTCTTGGAATGAAATCTTTGCTGAAGATTTATCTGGCACTTCAGTTACTAATGTGTATGCTACCAAAATCGCTTACGGAAACTAATGTCTAACTTCAACTGGGACGAGAACTTCAGATTGAACGTTGCTAGAGGCAAGGTTCGTGGAGCATCAGTAAGAAATATCTTTGGTTTCAATCAATCAACTGGAACTACAGTTAGAACTTTGTGGGAGTTGGCAGACACCACAGATTATCTGTTTCCAACTCAAGGAAGGAACATGACTGTTGCCAGTGATGTTGGCGACACTTCGGATGATGGTGTCCAAGTTAGATTGATCGGTCTTGATGAGAACTACGAAGAGATCGCTGAAACTGTCACAATCAATGATGCTACACCACCAGTAACAACCAACGCTTTCTTTCGTATCAACGATTTTATTACTGTTAGCGGTAATGCTACTGGAAATATCACTGCCAACTATCTAACCACAACACATGCCAGAATTACT